CCCCGCAACCATGCAGGTTGCGGGGTATTTTTGTGTATAAAAATTGGGCTTTTCAGTTGTTGATTTTTGCTGTTTTTTGCCCTGTTTTTGGCTATTTTTTAGGCGCGTTGGCCCCAGCGTTGGCCCCAAATATAAACTATTATTTAAGTGCCGCATACACCACAACACTGCCGGCAACAATCTGCCAGAGCAGGCGCTGGCGTTTAATTTTCTGTGCCCGCAGCTGCTCCTGTTTGAGCGTTGCTGATAAGCTCATCAAGGATGCGTTTTGCTCGTCGATTATCTGTTTGGAGCTGCTCAACGAGCTTTCCGCAGTCGTCAGCTCCTGCCTGAGCTGACTGATTGAACTCTGCTGCTTGCTCAGCGTACTGCTCTGCGCGTCCAACAGCTCCTGCAGCTGCATCAACCTCAGCTCCTGCCTGTCGGTTAAGGTCCGCAGCTCGATTAATCTGCTCAGCGGCACCGTCACTGTCGCCTCGGCTGCTGAAGCAGGCGTACAGGACAGCTGCTGCGACAGCAGCGCACAGACACACAGCGCCAATACGATATATCCACGTTTTGTCATACATTCAGCAGCCCCCAGTCGATATTGTGCCCTGCAAGATAATTATATGTAGCTCTTGCCCTGTTGGCATAGCCTTGTTTGTAGGCGTTACCGACGGCAGCTGCTACATAATACTCCTCCTCAAAAACAGCAGCCAGGGCAGACAGGTCATCAACGTCATAGCCCCGGTTTTTGCGGTTACGCACAAAAACGCGTACCACGTTTATGCTGGTCGGGCACCACATGCCGGCGTAAATTACGCATTTGCTGTCGCTGATGTACGGCATCAGCGCGTCGACATAATCGAGGCAGTCTGCGGCCAATATCTCCAGCTGAGCAGCTCTGGCCTGCTCGCTGTCGAGAACTGCACGCAGCTCCGGCAGCTCGCCGGAATCGACAATGTCGGAGTAAGTACGGCCGATAAATTTACGGCCATCGTCAATCCAGCTGAGGAGGTTATCCCCACGGCCGCCCTCCCATTGGCTCACACCCATGCTCGGGTAATTGCCGGCGGTACTGCAGCTGACGCTACCATACACGCCTTCGATGCCGGTGGAAATGATGCCCGCAGCTACCTCATGCGCTAAGAGATATCTAAGATCCATGTTATCACATCCTTTTTTTCTTAATAGTATCAATTAAGCCTTTTACAGCCTCAACGCCAGCAGCGTTGAGGTTTTCTACTATACTCAACAATTCAGTCGCAGTTAAATAACCGATGATTGTACTCACTGCCCATGCAGGCTTACTAAGCTCAACCATAATCAGATCAGCACTGGCAGCAGCCATAACGCACAGTAAATATATGCAAATCTTGCCTAAAAAACGGTGCTTCATAACTTCAGAAGAAATAAGCCCTGCGCTTCTTGCCGCTTTGATGGCAATCAGCGATTGAAGAATGGTTGGCGCTGTTTTTCCTTGCTTAATCAGATAATCATGCGCAATCGCCAACCACTTAGTCAAACAGTCCAACACAACCAAAGCAGAAAACGCATAGAACAGGATTGCATGCTTGTGGAGCAGGATTACCATAATCGCAGCAGCTACCGCCTTATAATTCCAACCAGTATAAAGAGTTTTGCCTGCACCTACCACGCTATCAAAAAAAAGTTTATAGTTCATCTTTCAACCTCCTAAAAATTACATAATAAAAGCCGTCCTGTATAAGACGGCTTAAGAACCTTAACTGTATGTTATCAGTTTAACGCTTCCGGCATCAGCTTCGACCTTGTCCAGCTTGGCTTTGTCCGCAGCACTCATCAGCCCCGCCGCAGAGGCCGTAGCGTTGCCCGGCGTACCTGTAAGGTCGGAGTAGCTGCCACTGCGAGCAACGGCAGACAATGCGCTGAGCTGGTTAAAAAACTTTTGCCCCAATCCATACACAGCCTTATTTTGGATGGCGTTGGTGCTGTCAGCATCCAACGTGTCATCCACAATGACAGCCGCTGGTATCGCTGGTCTGTCGGACAAATCATTATAGCTGCCTGTCTTGGCAACGCTAGCCAGCCCGGTAATCATGGACGCAGGATGTGATGCGGGATGGACGTAGTTGTTAGCATAGTTTGCGATGCTGTCCAATTTGCTCTTGTCAGTGCTGCTCATAAGGCCTGCTGCCGATGATGTAGCATTGCCATAGGTTGTATCGCTCGTAGGCGGAGTATAGCCTAAAGCAGATGTGACGTTAGCCTTTGTAAGGCTAATCGTACCATAAGATACGCTGATGTTGCTGCCGATTTTTACGCCGCCCAGCACGTTGCCTGTTGCGTAAGGCAAGGTGTACGCCGCCGGAATTGTAGGTGTGTCAGTTAAATCGTTGTAACTGCCACTTGTCGCTACTGTTGCAAGCGCCGATGCGCTTACCTTGCTGCTTACAGCTGTCTGTACAAAAGCTGTTGTCGCTATCTGCGTAGTGTTCGTTCCAGCAGTCGCAGTAGGTGCGGTCGGTGTACCGCTCAGACGTGCCCCACCATTCCAACCGTTTTCGTTGATGTTGCCAACCAAGACGGCGCTTGACTTTTGGCCAGAGGTACATTTGTAAAAGTTCCAGTTCGGGTCATATTCATAGAAATCCACGCTGTCATGCCCGGAATAGCCAAAATCTACAGCGTGATAATAGGTATCCGCGTCGCCTTCGCCCCTAAATTTGCGGCATTGGAAATAGTTGTTTGCGCCCGTTCCTGTTTGGAAATTTGGCGCACTCACACTGCCTGTACACGCCCCACCAGCCAACGGCAAGTAAGCACTCAATGCACTGCTATCAGCCTTGCTGTTAAGCGCAGCGTTTATAACCTTGTTTTGTACCGGGTTAACCGATATAGATGACAGCTCGCTGTCCACCGTGGCTGATGCAGGTATGGTCGGTTTGTCCGTAAGGTCATTGTAACTACCCGACGTTGCCACCGTAGCAAGGTCACTAGCCTTAACGCATCCATTTGTAAGCGTCTTAACCTTGCTCCACACATGTACAAGGCCGTTAAGGTCAATCATGTTTTCCGCCACTAAATATCACCTCCTTAGTTAAACACAATTTCGACTTTATATTGTTTCCCCACATTAGCAGCGGTAAACATGCTTGATATATTTGACGGTACACGTTGCACAAAGGTATAAAATCCTACTAAACTACCTTGATATGACATTTTGCCTACTGTCAAATTAACAGTTACACCCGTTTCAAGTGGGGTGATATTAAGGCTTATATTGCGACTACCGCTCGCAACACCATCCTCTTTAAACGCAATGTCAAGCCAACCGCCGTAATAAGACAATATTACCAAGGTTACCGCTCTACCATCATGCGTAACATTACCTGTAACCTCGCCATAATTGCCATTGTTGCGACTATACCCATATTGACCGCTCTGCTGTCCCATGGTCATTACAAAGGCATTCTCGGCGACATCACCACCGTCGCTCTCATGTTTTGTTGCAACAGCGTATATAATGCCGCCGATTTTCACACGCATGCCTGTAGCGTTGACATCATCTGTCGCTTTAAGAGCTACATAACCGTCGGTGTTATCGACTCTTACTCGCAGAGCCTTATCCCCAGCTTCTGCTGATGTTGAGTAGATGTTGCAGGCAACGACCGTGCCGCCTGTTTTTTTAACATATAATTTTTTGCTTAAAACGCTCATATCTCCACCTACTCAATCCATATCTGCCCACTGGGTATGTTAAGAGCACTGCTGACAGTCAGCGTCTGTACAGTTGTTGTGCCTGTTAAAGACGTATCGTTGGTAGTGGCCGGAGTATATCCCAGCGCAGACGTTACGTTGTTTTTGGTAACGCTGATTGTACCGCTGGTTACGCTGATGTTGTTGCCAACCTTGACACCGCCCATAACAGAGCTGCTTGCTGCAGGTAACGTGTAGGCGCTCGGTATGGTCGGCTTGTTGGTCAAATCATTGTAACTGCCGCTTTTTGCTACCGCTGACAAATCCGCCGTTTTGGCATAAGCCGTTAACGTAGATGATGTTACATCAGCTGACAACACTCCGCTTGTGTTGATAGTCAAGCCGCTGCCGATTTTTACGCCGCCAAGCGTAGAGCTGCTAGCCGTAGGTAATGTATAACTACCACCGCTGCTGCCGCCACCGCTTACGCTTATCGTAACATCACCGGAGCTGTCCGGAGTTACACCATTAACCGATTTAACATATCCTCTGAGGGCGCTGTTTGTGATATAACCGCTGTTGTTAGTTAAATTACCTGTTGCAGTCGGTATTGCAGGTTTGCCTGTCAAATCGTCATACGCCCCGCTAAACGCAACGGCAGCATAATCAGTTGTTGCGCTTACGCCCAAATTAGCACGTGCTCCAGCCGTTGTTGTCGCTCCTGTACCGCCCATCGCAATAGGAACGATACCTCCGCCTGTTGGCAAATCTCCACTGCCAGCAAGATTCAACGCATTGTCAATTTCATCGTTTGTCGCAATGTCGATATCAAGATTAGATAAGGCAGCAGTAATTGTTTTATTCTGTACAGGATTCGTTGAGGTCAGCGACAATTCGTTATCAATAGCAACTTTAGGCAGCAGGCCGACAATGGGCCTGCCGTCAGCTCCGGTAGCCTTTACACCGGCAGCCAGATCATCGGCGGTGACGGTATCATTGGTCAAATCAACCAACGTCTCTCCATTATAAATAATCTTGTTTACCGCCATATACAGGCCCCCTTTAAGCGATTGTTACTGTTGTGCCGCCGGCAGCGTTGTCGGACTCGTTGTAAGGGATAGCCTCAATCGTTACCTGTGTTAGGTAATTAAAACCCTGTGTGCTGTCCGGCAGGATGGTCTGCGCGGTAGTCTTAGGCGTAGCGGTCTTGGCCTGCGCCTTAGCTCCCTCGGTGCCGCTCATGGTGCCGGTTACGCCTAAAATCGATACGCCGGCACGGATGTTTGTAGCAATGATTTTGGCCTGCTCGGTGGTGCTGATGCCTACCTTGCCGCTGCCGTCATGGTATCCGATAGGGATGTTGTAGCTGTCGGCTTTTTTGGTGATGGTACCGGTAACGGCACCGTTGTTTTTCATGGTGCCGGTCAGCTTGTTGCCGTTGACGTATGCAGTCTTGCCGGCCAAAATCTCGGCTACGGCTGCAGTAGCGTCGCTGGTATCGGCGTCAAATGTGCATGTACCGGTAATAGTGGCGCCGGTCTTATCGTGCGCCGTGTACGTGCTCAGCAGCTTGTCGGCGGTGACGGTGTCGGCGGTAAGGTCAATAAGAGTCTTGCCGCCATACACAACCTTGGAAATATTTTTGTCTGCCATAAAAATTACCTCCGTTCTGCCCTATACTCTACGTATAGGAGATGATAAAAATGAAAAAATTAAAACTGCCAAACGGCTTTGGCTCAATCTCATACTACGGCGAGCATCGCCGCAGGCCATATGTGGCGAAGAAGTACATCGAAGGCAAGCAGAAGCCTATCGGTTACTTTGCCAGCTACGAGGATGCCCTTGCTTATCTAATCGCCTACAACAAAAATCCGTCACTGTTTAATCCGTCTGAAATAACCTTTGCTGAGATTTTTAAACTTTGGTCAGCTGAGCATTATCCGAAAATAGCCAAAAGCACCGCCGCCAACTACACGGCAGCCTATAAGCATTGCCATGAGCTGTACGATAAGAGATTTATTGCCCTCAAAATCAGCGACCTGCAAACAGTAATCCGTGCCATGAGCCGTGCAAAAGTCGGATACGCCAGTCAGAAGAAATGCCGCCAGCTGATGCACAACCTCTATACCTACGCCGTCAAATACGAGATTATACCTGCCAGCGCAGACATAAGCCGGTACATTGATATAGACAAAAAGCGTATCGTCTATCCGAAATCGCCGTTTAACACACGGCAATTAAACCGAGTGAAAAAACTAGCTGAAAGCTCCGAACCGCTGTCATGCTGGGCAAAGGTTGTCGTAATGATGATATACAGCGGAGTGCGTCCGTCTGAGATGTTGGCGGTCAGAAAATCCGATGTTAAGCTAAAACAGCGTTACTTTATCGTGCGTGAGTCAAAAACGGAAGCCGGGGAAAATCGTGCCGTACCAATCAGCCGAAAAACTATGCCCTACTATCAGCTGTGGATGGCACTCCCAGGCAAGACGCTCATAACCAACGATAACGGAGAGCAGCTATCATATCACCGCTTCCGGGCACGCTTTGATAAGGTTATGGACGCGACCAGCTGCCACCATACGCCGCATGAGTGCCGTCATACCTGCGCAACTTTGTTAGACAACGCAGGAGCTAATGACACAGCAGTCAAACGCATTTTAGGGCACGCCAGCCCCGGTGTTACCAAAGGGACATATACACACAAGTCATTACATGAGTTGAAGAAGGCAATAGACTTGATATGATTTGTTGCTAACCTGTTGCTTACCATTGCCTTGCTCCATGCCTACATTCTGCATTATAGCTATATCTACGCTGTTGCTATCCTGTTGTTCCCGACATTTGTGTCGGCAACATACCTCAAAGCCGCATGGTTACAGGCTTTGTTCATGTTTAAGCATCAAGAGTAACAGCCTCAACCTCAGCAACAGTTGTCGCAGCCTCTACCTTTGCTTTTGCTTCGCGATACGCTACATGCAAGGCATTGGAGCGTTGTGCGACCATAGCGATTACGCAACGTAAATCAGCAGATGTAACCTTAACATCTTGATTATCAGCGGTTGTCCAGTCAATGGATGCATCAGCTCCCTGTACATCTAAGGCGATAATGGCAGCGTTGATACGCTCCCTTGCCTTGTCATCGTAATCATAGCTGTTGCCGTTATAGGTAATCGGCTCAACCTCTTTGCTGTCACGCTCAGCCTTAAGCTCTGCGATTTTGGCAGGCTTAGCGGCTGCCAGCAGCTCTGCATCTGTAGGTGCTGGCTTTGGATATACAGAGCCGTCATCAGCGATAAGGTACTTGCCGTCACCGTTACCAATCAGCTTGTTAAAATCATCGTGGTTAACAATGACATAGCCTTGTTTAAGGTAATCGGCGATTTGAGATTCATCGTATTCGACAGCTAATTTGGTGTCTTTTCTGTTGCCGTTTTCCGGCAGGATAAGGTATTGATTTACTCTTTTATCATTCATAGTTTTTTCCTTTCTACGCCCTATGTTGGGCGGTTTTAGATGCAGTGGGGAACTACTAAAGAAACTGCGGT